CTTTCTCGGCCAGATTCCTTCAGGTCTGGGTAACCTAGTGGGCCAGCCAAACAACGTGTTCGGCCTACTCGGTGCAGGCCAGACCCTTGGGGCCCGCCAATTTGCAACGCAGCCCCCACAACAAGGTGATTACTCTGCCTACATGCGAGACTTCCTAGAGAAGTCCAGAATCAACGACATGACTCCAGGGGCGCCAGCAATTTCTCCAATAAATATACGGGGATTTCAGCAGACGTATCCTAGGGGCAGCTCTCAGCTGGGAGCCACAAACAGCCCGTTTGGTGCCGCGCCCAATTTGACCGGGCAAACCGGGGGCATCCAGCAGGCGGCTGATATGACGGCTGCCCGTCAGATGTTGCAGCAGGTGAACAACGCCGGTCAGCAGCTAGGACAAAACTACATGCAAGGGCCGGGCACCTTCGGCAACGTACCGATGGGCGGGATGCAAACTTATAACCCGGGCATGATGGGCCCGCAGAACGTCGGCCAACAGGGCCCTGCCCCGCAACCTACGCAGTTCGGCTCGTTCGGCACCTTCGGTGGAGTGTTTAACAACCAGCAGCAGCCTGCCCAGCAAAACGGCACTCAAAACGTCGGACAAAGCTCGGGTCCTGTGACTGGAGGCGGGTTGTTTTAACTACACATATAGGGGGTAGAAATGGATCCAATCACCGCATTTGCCACTGCGCAAGCTGCGGTGGCTGGCATTCAAAAGGCCATCAAATTAGGCAAGGACATCAACGGCCTCGTCGGCGAGTTTGGGAAGTTCTTTGATGCGCGTGACGTAGTCCAGAAGGCTGCGAACGATGCAGGCAAGTCGGGCAAGTCCGACACTGCTCGGGCGATGGAAATCGTGATGCAGGCCAATGCTCTACGCGAGGCCGAGGAGGCGCTCAAACATCAGTTAGTCTACGGCGGATACCCCGAATTGTGGGCCATGATGCTCACAGAGCGGATGAAGATCAAACAGGCGCGGGAGAAAGCCGAACGTATCGCTGCGGCTGAACGCAAGAGGGTGTCCGCTCAAAGGATTTTGATGGCGCAGATCATCGGTGGAGCGATCTGCATCGTCACAATCGGCGTCATCATCATCTTCATCGTCAAGCAGGCTGTGTCGTGAGCGAAGAGAAGATCAATCACAATAGTCTGATCGACAAGGTCCTCAGTTATGTGGACTCGCCGTTCAAGCTGTTTGCCATCCTCCTGATGGCGATCTTTGCGTTCGTGGGCTACTTCATCTGGCAGAACCAAGCCTTCCTGATCGGGGCCTACAAGGAGCAGCAAAAGCTTCCCGCCATCGCGGAAGACCGGGTGGAGGATGCTGCGGCGCACCTGTTTAAAAATACTGACGCTACAGTCGTAGCTATATTTAAGGTAAACCCTATGTTTGGCACCCGCGTCTTGCATCGGGCGTACACCAAGCAGGGGCGGGAGAAAGAGCACGACGGGTTGGATGTGGGCCTTTTCACCTCCAACGTGGCCAACAATAGGGACGTCGTGGCGCTGATGGCTGGCGAGATTCCGTGCAGTCACTACAAGACCGCGCAAAGCGAGATTGGCCTGTGGTACATGGAAAAGGGCATGACCTACGGGTGCCGGGTGGGGGTTCCTCCAGAGCCGGGTAAGTTGGTCGGACAAATCACCGTGGGATGGAGAGAAGAACCGCCGGATGTGGATCAGTACCGCGTCCTTCTGCAAATCGCAGCAACCATGCTTTCGAGGAGTAAACAGTAATGGAATGGCTCAAACAAATCGCGCCCACTATCGCTACTGCGATGGGCGGCCCATTGGCCGGCATGGCCGTCTCTGCTATCTCTAAAGCCATCGGGGTGGATGAGAGCAAGGTCGGCGACCTGATCAAAGACAACAAATTGACCGCCGAGCAGATTGCGCAGGTCAAGATTGCTGAGATCGAACTCCAGAAACAGGCGCAGGAGTTGGGCCTGAACTTCGCCAAGCTGGAGGTGGATGACAGGAAGAGCGCCCGTGAGATGCAGGCCACCACCCGCTCCATCGTCCCTCCGGCGCTGGCTGCGATTGTCACCGTCGGGTTCTTTGGCATCCTCGTGATGATGCTGCTGGGCAAGGTGGACTCCAACAATCCCGCCATTCTCATGATGCTGGGCTCGCTCGGCACCGCTTGGACTGGCATCATCGCGTATTATTTTGGTTCTAGCGCTGGCTCTCAGGCTAAAACTGACCTCCTCTCCAAATCCCCCGCAATCAAATGATGAGCCTCGCCAACACCCTCGCCAAACTCAAAATCGATGTCCAGTGGGTCGAACCGCTGGAGGAAGTCTTTCACCGTTATGAAATCAACACTCCTAGCCGTCAGGCTGCGTTCATTGGTCAATGCGCTCATGAATCTGCCAACTTTCAGACTTTGGAAGAGAACCTCAACTACTCCGCCGAAGGATTGATGAAGACTTGGCCCAGCCGCTTCCCGACGCTGGAGGCTGCCAAGCCCTATCACCGCAACCCTGAGAAGATCGCCAACCGCGTGTATGGCGGGCGCATGGGCAACGGCCTAGAGGAGACAGGGGACGGCTGGCTGTACCACGGTCGGGGCCTGATCCAACTGACCGGCAAGGACAACTACACCCTGGCAGGAGATGCTCTAGGCATGGACTTTGTCCACTCCCCGGACTATGTGCTGGTGCCCAAGTACGCCGCCTTGACTGCCGGGTGGTTTTGGAACAAGCGCAGCCTGAACAAAGAGGCCGACGCGCAAGACTACACCGCCATGACTAAAAAGATCAACGGCGGTACGATTGGCTTGAACGACCGGATCGCGCACATCCAACATGCGCATGAAGTTTTAACTGCTTGAAGGAGCTCGACATGATGAAAAAACCCGTGTGGGAAAAATCGCGGCCCAAGGGCCTTGGCGCACCCAAGAAACTCAGCCCTGAGAAAAAAGCAGCCGCAAAAGCGGCTGCAAAGAAGGCAGGTCGCCCCTACCCGAACATGATTGACAACATTCGCGCCGCTAAAAAGGCGAAATGAAGGTTGCAGTTGCCATCATCTCAGTCAGGAGTTTCTCCCTCCTCGATGGCACTTAGGCCAGGGGCCACAAGCCCCTGGCCTTTTTTCTGGAACGCCTCAACACGGCGCCACCACTTGTCCTTGTAGCTGTCGAACTCGCGCCCGACAGTGATGAACTCCTGCGGTTCCCCTGCGCGTGACATCATCATGATCACGCCCTGATCCATCTTGGTCCCGTGGACCTTGTCGTGTGCCTCTGCGTAGGCAGCAAGTTGGATGAAGTAGTCCTCGATCCACTCGCGCTTCTTGGGCTTGTTGGTTTGCTTGAAGTCCATGATGGACGGCTTGCCCTTGTACACGCCGATGCAGTCAGACGTCCCGGCGTAGGTGTTGGGGACGTACAGCGGAATCTCCGTGCCCCAGACCTCATCGACGTGCGGGAAGAAGTGCTCCAGGAGCTGATGGCCCATGCGGTAGCCTTGAATCTGCATCCACGTGCGCGGTGGGTCCAACGGGCGATTGAGCAGCAGGCGCTCGATCACACTGTGCATGTGCGTGCCCACGGTGGCCGCTTCGTTGCGCACGCGCTCAGCCTCCTCCTTACCCACACGGTCCTCCCAATCCTTCAGGTGCGCCTTGTCCTTGGTCTGGTCCAGGATGGTGGTGACGCTGGGCATCGGGATGCTGTCCGTGTCGATTTGATATACACGTCCCGTGGACCTGTCTAATCTCTCGAGTTTTTTATACACATACCGCTTGCGGATGTTGATGAGCTGCATTACTTGATCCACTCCTTGAGTTGCTCGCCCAGCACCTGCGAGGCGATGTTGATTTTGCTGCGCAGGGCCTTGACGATGTGCTCATCGACCGTGTTCGGGCTGATGAAGTCGATGTAGGTCACGCTCTTGGTCTGGCCGATGCGGTGAGCGCGGTCCTCACTCTGCAGCCGCACTTCGAGGTCGAAGTTGTTGCTGTAGTAGATGACGGTCTTGGCCTCGGTGAGCGTCAAGCCATAGCCACCGGTGCGGGGGTTGCCCACGAAGAAACGCAGCCCGCTGCTCGGGTCCTGGAATCGCTCGACGATGGTCTGGCGATCCTCTGCCTCGGTGTCGCCGTAGTAGGTGGCAACAGTGGTCATGCCATACGCTTCTGCCAGCGCGTTCTTGATGTTCTCGATGTCGCGGCGGTAGTTGGCCCAGATGATGATCTTGCCGTCGCACTCTTCGATGGTTGCCAGCAACTCCTTGATGCGGTTGTTGGGCAAGTCCACCTCCTGCCCATCGTCGTACTTCACGTGCCCACACACGATCTGGTGCAGCCGCATGAGCTGCGTGAGCGCGTTGTTGGTAGACATGAGGTTGCCGTCGATCAGCGTGAGGGCCATCAGCTTCATCTGGTTGTACGCCTTGGCCTGCTCATCGGTCAGCTCGATCTCACGGCGGGTGAAGACCTTATCGGGCAGGTCCAGGCACTCTTCCTTGGTCACGCGAAACGAGAAGTGCGTGAGTTTCTTTTGCAGCTCATCGAGGTGCCGGTAGCCCACGATTTGCTTGAAGGTGTGGGTCGCCATCTTGCGTTCGACAAGGACCGCGTACCGCGCCTGGAAGGCGTAGTAGCTGTTGTAGTTCAGACACGTGGGCGAGAGGAACTCGCACTGGCTAAACAGGTCCAGCGGGCTCTTGGTGACAGGCGATCCCGTGGCGATACGCTTGTACACCGCATCCTTGCCCACCTTGATGATGCTCTTGGTGCGCTTGGCCCCTGGCGTCTTGATGGTGGTGCTCTCATCGATGGCCATGTAGGCGTTGGTCACCCGCAGGAAGGTGCGAGCAAAGGTCACGCCCTTCTCGGTGCTAAACGCCTCGACGTTCATCACAAGGATGCGCAGCGTGTCCACTGCGTTGAGCATCTTGTCCATCTGCTCGCGCTCCGCTTTGCGCGGAGTGGGCGACCAGCACGCCATCGTGTAAGGGATATGCGCGGGCATGTGCTCGGGAATCTGACCCGTGTACCAGTTTCGGTACACCCCCTTGGGCGCTACGATCAGCATCGCGTTGATCTTGCCCTTGTCGTAGAGCATCGCCGCGTTGTTGATCAGCATGAAGCTCTTGCCCGTGCCCATATCGGCCAGCAATGCGACGTGCGGGTCCTCCCAGAACCGCTGCAGGAATGCGGCTTGGTGCAGGAAGGGCTTGTTTTTGAACGGGTACCGTTCGAGGAAATATTCCATGACTCTCTACCTTTCTTGAAAAAAGGGCTTGACAACCCTGGCGAGCAGTGTACACTACCCACACGTTTTTAGAAAGGAGAGCGTAAACGTGGCGAATGTTTTTATCGTCCAAGAGATGCCGAATCATGATTTGGCACCGGCGATGCGGTACGGGGACATGAAGGTCTTGCTGCCTTCAAACACCCAGATCGCGTTCAGCACGGTGCCCACGATCCGGACCCTTCGACGCAAATTGCGGGAATACAAGGACGGAGACTACCTGCTCCTGACGGGTGACCCTGTGGCTATCGGTTTGACCTGCGCGATAGCTGCACTCTATAACGCAGGCCGCTACACGGCGTTAAAGTGGGACCGGCGGGAGCGTATGTACATTCCCGTCAAAATTGACATCACTGAGAAAGGAGAAAGCGATGAGTAACATCAACGACATGTTCGAGCAGGACGCCGGCGCCCTGCAGGTCAAGAACGAGGACCTCACCTCTGTGGGTGCCCTGGCCAAGCGGGCTAAGGAACTCGAAAAAGAGATCGAAGAGCTTGACTCCACGCTCACCGAGCGCAAGGCCCAGCAGCGCAAGCTCCTGGAAGAGACCATCCCTGCCATGCTGCAGGAGCTGGGTCTGACCAAGTTCTCGATGACCGATGGCAGCGAGATCACCGTCAAGCCCTTCTACAGCGCCAGCATCTCTGAGGAAAAGCGTGCTCAGGCCTACGAGTGGCTGCGCGATCACGGCTACGACGACATCATCAAGAACACGGTGTCCGTGCGGTTTGGTCGAGGCGAAGACCAACTGTGCGACACCCTACTGAATCAACTGCGCGAGCAAAACTACCCTGTGGAGCAAGCGCAGAAGATCGAACCCCAGACCCTCAAGGCCTGGGTTCGCGAGCAGGTGGAGCGCGGAAGCGAGTTCCCCACCGAGCTTTTTGGCGTCTATGTCGGCCAGAAAGCCACCATCAAATCGGCATGAACCAAGGAAATAGAACCATGAGCAAGAACCAAGTTGCAGTCAAAGAAGACAAGCAGTACGCCGTCGCCCTCGCGGGTGACTTTGAGCAAGATGCCAACAGTGGCTTTGACGGGATGGGTCAAGAAGACTTCGCCCTTCCGTTCCTGAAACTGCTGACCAGCACCAGCCCTGAGGTGGGTGAGGTGGAAGGCGCCATGCCCGGCCACATCATGAACACCGTCACCGGCGAGCTGTTCGATGGCAAGAAGGGCATCACCGTCATTCCGGTGGCCTACATCCGCCAGTACATCGAGTGGGCACCCCGTGGCTCTGGCTCGGGCGCCCCGCAGGCCATCTATCCTGCGACGTCCGACATCCTGACCCGCACCCACCGCGAGCCGGGCGACAACAAAGACTACCTCGATAACGGCAACTACATCGAGAACACGGCCAACCACTACGTGATGGTCGTCAACGATGCGGGCATCCCCGAGCCTGCCCTGATCGTGATGAAGTCCACGCAGCTCAAGAAGAGCCGCAAGTGGAACTCCATGATGATGAGCACCAAGCTCATGGGCAAGAACGGCCCGTACACCCCTCCGATGTACAGCCACGTCTACCGCCTGACCACCCAAGCTGAGTCCAACGACAAGGGCAAGTGGTATGGCTGGGAAGTCGAGAAAATCGGCGTGATCGAAGACATGAACCAGTACGCTGCTGCCAAGGCATTTGCCCAGCAAGTGGGCGCTGGCGAAGTCAAGGTCAAGCACGAAGGTGAAGGCGCCGTGGACGGCGGACCCGCACCCTTCTGATTTTCGGGGCCGAAAGCGGATGCTGGTACGCCAGATGCAGCGAGTAGGCCCCACCTTTGTTCATAGAGGGTTCGATGACAGATATAACAAGATTCAAGGCGATCTTCAGCGGACTGGATATCGCCTATGGCACCTACAGAATCAAGGCGGAGCGAGGAGATGGAAAGCAAGCAGGTCAGGCGACCGTGGTGCGCAAGCCCCCTACGGACGACCTATGGGTCAAGCACCTGGAAGGCGTTGAGCCGAGTCTTGGCATTATCCCGATCAGGGCGGATAACACCTGCATCTGGGGATGTATTGACATTGACCAGTATCCTCTGGACCACAAGGGGCTGGTCGAGCGCATCGCCCACCTGAAGCTGCCTCTGGTGGTGTGCCGCAGCAAATCAGGAGGTGCCCATGTTTTCCTCTTCACACGCGAGCCATTGCCCGCCCGCGACTTTCAGACGTATCTCAAGAACGCCGCCTCGCTCCTGGGCGAGGCCGGGCGAGAAATCTTCCCAAAGCAAGCCGAAATTCTGGTGGACCGGGGAGACACGGGGAACTTTCTCAACCTTCCGTACTTTGGAGGAGACAGTGGCCTTCGATACGCGATCAACGCAGACGGGTCTGCTGCTACCCTCGACGAGTTCTATGAGCTCTATGAACGCAACGTCCAAAGTGCGCCTCTTGCTTTCCCTGAGCCGCCGAAGCAGCCTGATTCTCCTATCAAGGATGGCCCGCCGTGCCTCCAAGCCCTCTGCGCTCAAGGTGTTCCTGAGGGCACGCGCAACAATGCCCTCTTCAACATTGGCATCTTCCTAAAGCGCGCCCACCCCGGCTCGTGGGAAGACAAGATGGTCGAGTACAACATGAAGTATGTGGCCCCGCCGCTGCCCAACAACGAAGTGCAAGTGCTGATCAAGCAGGCGGGCAAGAAGGACTATCAGTACAAGTGCAAGGACGCGCCGCTCAACAGCTTTTGCAACAGCGGCCTGTGCCGCTCGCGCAAGTTTGGCATCGGTGCGCACTCGCCCGACGCCCCACAGATCGCCAGCCTGTCCAAGTACGCCAGTGAACCACCCCTGTGGTTCCTCGACGTCAATGGTCGGCGCATTGAGCTCGACACAGAGAGTTTGTACAACCAAGCGGCCTTCCAGAAGTCTTGCCTGGAGCGCCTCAATATCGTGCCGCCTACCCTGCGCAAGCAGGACTGGGAGAACCTGCTCAACGCCCTTCTC